ACGGTTATGAACTTAACGAATACGGTTTGCTTGCTGCTTATAGTGTACTTGGAGTAAGTAACCGAGCATACGTTCAGCGTGTAGACATTGACCTAAGTGAACTTGCAGCAAGTCTTACAAGACCAAGTGGTAATCCACTAGCAGGTACTTGGTGGTTAGACACAGGCGACACATCTTGGGGTATTTTTGAGTGGAGCTCGTCTACAAACACATTTACCAACAAGGTACCAACAGTTATTACAAGTACAAGTGATTTAACAGGCGGTGTCCCAAAGACAAGCATCGGTGCTGTTGGTGATTATGCTATTGTTGCAACAAATGCTAGCAATCCAGCTTATTATAAAAACCGTAACAACTCATGGGTCCTTGTAGGAAGCGCCAGCTGGCAAAATTCACATGCAACTATTGCTGGAACAACTGCAAGTCCTACATTAACAAACGGTAACAGTATTGTTATAAATGGCACAACAGTAACCCTAGCAGGCACAACTATTACAGCACTTGCTAGCGATATTAACACTGCATCAATTACAGGTGTTACTGCTGCTGTAATGAGCAACAAACTAGAGATTTATGCTACAAGTAGTGCAGCAAGTGATGGTTCTACAACAGACGGTAAGATACTACTTGCTAATGGTTCCGGTACTATCCTTACAGATACTGGTATGACTGCTGGCACATATGCATCTCCAGCCATCCAACAGAGTGCACACTTTAGTGTACCAGAATGGAAAACTACTGACACCACACCAAGACCAAATGGTAGTGTTTGGGTCAAAACAACAGCAACAAATACAGGTGCATCTTTTGATGTTAGCGTTTACAATACTAGTACATCAGCATTTGTTAGTCAGAGTGCTCCACTTTATGAAAACGATCGTACAGCAAACAAGAATATTGATGCAACAGGCGGCAAGGCTATTGCAGTTGGTTCATATTATGTTCAGTTTGACGTTACTGAAAACGACACAGTAACATATAAACTTTTCCGTAGATATGCTACTGGACAACTAGAAGTTACTGGTAATATTAATACAGCAACTCCATTAACAGGCAGCGATACCTTTACTATCCAGGCAAGTGCAGCTAATAGTACAGCACTAACAAGTGCAGTAACAGTTACACTTAGCGGAACTGGTTTAGCAGATATGGCAAGTGACATCAATGGTGCTAACGTTGCTAATGTTAGTGCTGAAGTTACAAGCGATGGTTACTTAAAAATTAAACATGCATTAGGCGGTGTAATTGTTCTAAAAGACACAAGCGGTACGCCGTTAGTTGACGCAGGCATTGTAACTGGTATTACAACAGGTCAGGTAAGAGCAGGAAATAATAGTGACATTATCCTAAGTAACTGGGTAGCTCCTACACATACTGCTAACTCTACATCACCAAGTAGCGATCCAGGCGACGGACGTTATTGGTATCATGGTGGTACAGAAGCTGATATCCTAATTAGCGATGGTAGTGCTTGGAAAGGTTACACAAATGTATCAAATGATGCAAGAGGTTTTGACCTTAGCCAAACAGATCCAGAAGGTGTTATCTTTAGCGCATCAGAACCTACTACACAGAGTGACGAAACTGCTCTAGTAGTTGGTGATTTGTGGATTGACACTAGTGATTTAGAAAACTATCCAAAACTTTATCGTTATGAAACAGTAGACAGCGAAAACCGTTGGGTACTAATTGATAATACAGACCAAACAACAGAAAATGGTATACTATTTGCAGATGCTCGCTTTATGGGCGACACAACAACTGATGTTGTTACAGGCACACTAGCTACTACAAAGAGCTTACTTTCAAGCAACGTAGTTGACATTGATGCTCCTGATGCATCATTATATCCAAGAGGTATGCTATTGTTTAACACACGTCGTAGCAGCTACAATGTTAAGAAGTTCCAGAAAAACTACTTTACAAGAACAAACTTTAGCGATACTACACTTTATCCAACACTTCCAACAGAAAAGGATGCATGGGTAACTGCAAGTGGTAACCGTAATGACGGAAGTCCGTATATGGGCCGTAAAGCAGTGCGTCAGGTTGTGACAGCAGCAATGAAAGCAGCTATTGACGGTAGTGAAGAACTTAGAGAAGATTCAAGAAACTTCAACATTATTGCAGCACCAGGTTATCCAGAGCTCATTAGCAATATGGTAAGCCTAAACAATGACAGACGCAATACAGCGTTTGTTGTTGGCGATACAAGCATGAGATTGGCTGCAACAGGTACAGCAATACAAAATTGGGCAAGTAATAATGCTAATGCTGCTCAAGATGGAGAAGATGGTTTAATTACTGCTGATCCATATCTTGGTGTATTTTATCCAGCAGGCCAAACAAATGACCTAAGTGGTAATACTATTACAGTTCCAGCAAGTCACATGATGCTAAGAGCTATTAGCAGAAGTGATGATCAGAGCTTCCCATGGTTAGCACCAGCTGGTAGCAGACGTGGACTTGTAGACAACGTAAGTAGCATTGGTTACATTAACAGTGCAACAGGCGAGTTTACAGTTGACAACATTAGAGAAAGTTTACGTGATACACTTTACAGCAATAAAGTTAACCCAATTACTTTCTTTAACGGAACAGGAATCCTAAACTACGGTAACAAGACTAGAGCAACTACACCAAGTGCACTAGACCGCATTAACGTAGCTAGACTAGTTTCTTACTTACGTGCACAACTTCAGCAAACTGCTATAGGTTTTGTATTTGAGCCAAACGATAAGATTACACGTGATGAGCTCAAGCAGCAAGTAGAACAGCTAATGAATGACCTTGTACAAAAGCGTGGCATTTACGATTACTTGGTAGTTTGTGATGAAACAAACAATACACCAACAAGAATTGATCGTAACGAACTATATGTTGACATTGCTATCGAGCCAGTTAAGGCTGCGGAATTTATTTACATTCCAATTAGACTTAAAAACACAGGCGAGATTGAAGGCGGCAACGTAGCCAGTGCAAATGCTGTTTAAAGCATAAGAAAAGCATGAAATAATGGGGTAGACACAAAGTTTGCCCCATTTTTCATGAACACTTTCAGATAAATATTATTATATTAAGGAGGCAGACATAATGTCAGTTTCATCACTATTAAAATTTACTGTACCATTAGACAGTGATCAGTCAGCAAATGCACAGGGCTTACTTATGCCCAAGCTACAATATCGCTTCCGTGCAACATTTGAAAACCTTGGCGTGTCTACTCCACGTACAGAACTAACAAAGCAGGTAATAGATATTACTCGCCCAAGCGTTACATTTGAAGAAATGGAAATTCCAATTTACAACAGCCGTGTTTACCTAGCAGGCAAACATGCATGGGATTTGTGCACAGTTAACTTCCGCGATGATGTAAATGGTAGCGTAACAAGACTACTTGGTGAACAGATCCAGAAGCAGTTCGATGTTATGGAACAAGCCAGTGCCGCAGCAGGTATTGATTATAAATTTATTACAAGATTCGAAGTACTTGATGGTGGTAACGGAGCAAGTGCAGCTAACGTCTTAGAAACATGGGAATTGTATGGTTGCTTCCTACAGAATGTAAACTACAATACTCTTGCTTATGCTAGTAACGAACCAGTTACTATTACTGCAAGTATACGTTTTGATAACGCAGTGCAAACACCAATTGGCGATGGTGTTGGTGCGACAGTTACGAGAGCGCTAGGTCAAACAGTAACAGGTTAATTAGTAATTAATCATTACGCATTAAGCCTCCCGCAAGGGAGGTTTTTTGTTATAATAGCATATATTTTTTAGGATAAATACATTATATGGAGTTAATCTGTGGCAAGTGTTAATGTTTTATTAAACGCTATATCTAAGGGAGATCACATAAGGGATTTCCAACACGCATCTAGAATGTTCGTGGATAATAACTATGAGTTACAACCACGATATTCGCACCTGTTTCATGTTGTTTTTAACCTAACTCCACAAGCAGCAGCATTGTTTGACAATCAGGAAAAGCTAGAAATAAACATGCTAGTCAAAAGCATAGATTTGCCTAGTTTTAATTTTGATGTTCAAACACATAATCAGTATAACAGACATGTACACACGCAACATAAGTTAAACTACAATCCTGTAACTGTCACTTTTCATGACGATCAAAAAGATATCATAAGAAGTTTATTACACACTTATGCTAGTTTTTATTATGCAGATTCAAGATATGCACTTGGTGGCAGGTCGTATAATACTAATGACAGGTATTATAACAATGCGGGCGATAGCTTTGGTTTAGCAACTGGACAACAACGATTTTTTAAAGACATAAGAGTATACAGTATGTTGCAAAAAAGATTTGCAGAGTATGTTTTAATTAATCCTATTATAAATGCATTTGGGCATGACAACCATAGCTATGCAAATGGTCAGTTTATGCAGCACACTATGCAAATACAATATGAAACTGTAAAGTATGCAACAGGTTTTGTTAACAACGTAACTCCAAAAGGCTTTGGTGAAGTGCACTATGATAAAACACCTAGCCCACTAGGTGTCTTTGGCGCTGGCTTCGAAGATAGTATATTCTTTAGAGGCGGACTAGTAGAAGCAATCAATACTGTAGCAAGAGATCTTCAGGATGGCAACATACTTGGGGCTATAGCAAAAGGTGCTATTATCTTTAACAATACAAAAGATGCAAACTTGGGTAAGGTTTTGGAAAAGGATCTTACAAGAGTGCTAGGGAGTGTTTTGCGTGGCAATAATCCACTTAGTGATGTTATATTGCCTAGTATATTTGGTGTTGATGATATTATAAGAAATAATACAGGCATAGGTGGTAATAGAATAGGCGGTACTGGCGCACCTGTAGACAGAAATGTTAATGGCGGCACATCAAATTTAGTATCTAGCAACAGCGGAAACGTAACTAGTGGGCTGTTTAGCGGAGTTAGTAGTATTATAGACGATCCACTGAGTTTTGGTAGTAGTATTTTTAATCCAACATCTACTAGAAGTCCTGGCAGTCCTAGATTTTTAAGTGATGGAATTGCATCTAGTAATAACCCAGGTATAACTGAAAACAAACAAGAAAAACTTGCATTTTTAACAGACCGTATAAATCAGCTTACTACGCAAATAGCTAATACTCCAGCAGGACAAGACACTAGTTTTGCAACAAAAGAAAGAGATGATCTAGTTCAACGTAGGAACTTAGAATTTAACGTATAAGGTTTAAGTCTATGACCCAGGACACAAGTTTACCACTTATAAACATAAACGATGATATAGACAAAAAAGTAAACGACTTTTTTGATACTTATTTTTTGCCAACTGCAAAAATAAGTGAGAACGATTATGAACTTGTAAAAAGTTTTTGTGTTAACAGAACTAGCAATACAGACAGTGCCGCCGCCCTTACTGCCGCTATTATTAATTGTATCAATGAATTAGATTTATATGCTCCTGACGTTATAGACCAATTTAAAGTAAACTCAGATCCTAACACTATTCCCTTGTTTTTAAATTTAAGTAGAAAGGGCGTAAGTTTGTTAGGTTATAAAAACACAAAAACTGTGCCGCCGAGAGTTAATCAACAGGTTATTACATAATGGCTAATTGGGCAAATGGCATATATGAAGTAGAAAACGCTGACAAATATGCAGGAAATCGTAAACCACGCTATAGAAGTAGTTGGGAGCATGCATTTATGCGCTTCTGTGACAATCATCCTAGTGTAGTGCAATGGGCAAGTGAAAGTATACAAATACCTTACAGAAATCCTCTTACAGGAAAACAAAGTGTTTATGTGCCTGATTTTCTTATTGTATACCAAAATAAAAGCGGCAGCAGAAGAGCAGAACTTATAGAAGTTAAACCAGCAAGTCAGACTAGACTAACTGAAAAGACCAAACCTCAGGAAAAATTACAGATTGCACTAAACCATGCCAAGTGGGAAGCCGCAGCAAAATGGTGTAGGCTAAAGGGCCTTAACTTCCGAATTATTAATGAAAACGATATTTTCCATGGTGGAAAAAGACGCTAAGTAATATGAAGACTTGCGAGAGTTGTAACAAAGATTTTGAATGTAACGCAGATTATAGTTGTTGGTGTATGAAGTTTCCAGTTAATACTTTTGATACTAGTGCAACAGATTGCTTATGTCCGAGTTGTTTAGAGGAAATAAATGACAAAAAAATTAGAATCATTATTTGATTTGCCAGAAATTGAAGAGCAAACTAAAAAAACAGAAGAACCTGTCATGGAAGTACCTGTACTTCAAGATACACTTGAGGCAGTAGACAAGATAGATGCAGCTCTGCCAACTATCAGAGATCTGGAAACAAGCGATAAAGAGCTAGACGAAATAGCCGACACGGCAAAACAAACATTTCAGGATCTAATGGATCTAGGCATGAATGTAGAAGCACGGTTTGCTGGCGAAATATTTAACAACGCTAGTAAAATGTTAGACACTGCTCTTACAGCAAAAACACAAAAGATAAACAAAAAACTTAAAATGGTTGATTTGCAACT